ACCCAAACTTGGTCTATTTCGACATCTTCATTATCTGGTTTAGTAACTATTGTCGAACATTGACCTTCACTTAATGTTTGAACAATCCACAAATCTTTGCTGTGTTCTCCACCTGTATTAACATAAACATCATTACCACCTATCTTTCTCTTACCGTATAATATTGCAATTGGTTCTTTAGATGATCTTGTATTAACTTCAATGCCGCGTAATTCCATATCTGGCATGTTGTCCATGTTTTGCATTTGCATATATTGCATAAACATAGACATGACGGCCATGAAGGCGAATAATATTGTTGTTGGTTCTGCTGTGGCAACTGGTCCTTTATAATCATAAGAATCTTCTTCAATTATTTGTCCAGTGTCTATATCGATAGTAACAGAATTGTATATTTTCATTAATTAATGATACCCTCTAAATATCTTTTGTATTTCTATTAATCTTAAAGGCGCAACACCAACACCATATTTATTTGTCACATAAAGAATTTTATCATTTCCAGCATATATTGTGAAAAACAGTTCATTCGTCCTTTTTAGTTTACAGATTAATAGATCACCTGATTTTATTTCATTTGGTTTCTTTTCAATTGAATAGAAATTTAAAAAGTCAATTAATGTTTCAATAGCTTTTTCTCTATCGCTATACCAAAGGTCCATGTAATTAGTTCTTGTAACACCATCCCATTCTTCGGGAATATTAATTTGATAATATTCAAGAAAGTCCAAGAACATTGAAAAACAATCACAACCATCTTCTGGTTTAGTTCCATATGGTGTATATTGTGCATTGATCCATTTTGAAGTTATCTCAGCTAATTTTATATTTTTGTTTTTCATCATTAACCTTCTTTTTTTCTCTCGCTCGGCGTGGGTCCCCACCATATATATTTATCTTCAGCACTTGCCATAGTTGGGAATCCACCATAGTTTGCTTTGTTGCCTCTTGCTTCACAATTCGACCATGTTCTATTACATGATGTAAATTCAGTGCCAGAGTATCCACATTCTGTTCCACCAAAGACTTTCCATCTACAAAAGACACCATGCTTATTAACTGATTTATTTGACCATCTTGCAAAGTATGATGCCGCCATTATGTTTATTTCAGATTCATTCAAATCATAATTATCAATGAACCCTGTAAATATTCTAAGTGTATCGATGATATTACCATTGACATCTAAAACCACATTATAAATAGACAAGGATTCATCTTGCAAACTTCCATTTGCAAATGCTGCTGTCATAATAGAATTTAGATTTGTTATTGTAATTCTTGCTTCATCAACAACATTTTGGAGGGAGTATTGAATATTATCAATTCGATAACTATAAGGAATATATAATTCATCATCATAATAAAATGGCATGTCTGAATCATTGAATCTGTATGTTGACGCACCATCTGTAAACTCTAATAAAGAAAATTGTGTTAAGAATCCGCTCTGTAATTGAGCTAAGAAGTCAGCCTGTATTGATCTCATTAATGTTTATTCATCCATATACAATCCAATCAATTTAATTCCTACTTTTGCAAATCTATTATAAAATTCTTCAAATGAAATTTCATCTTCATCAAATCGACAATTGATTTTTAATTTACCAACAAATGATGTTGTAAGTCTAATACCAATAGGAGGAGCAACATCAAACACAACTATATCTCCACCGTCGGAAGCTACATCTCTAACGATATAACAATCACCAACTGAAGTTTCATCTGTTGCTATATTGTATGGTGTTCCGTTGTTATAAATTGAAACGGCAGTATAATCTTTAAATGGCAAATCGAAAGTTGTTGTTTCTCCATCGCCTGTTCCAAAGTATTCACTTGTATATGTATTTGAAAAGTTATCAATCCAATGAAAGCTTTCAAATCTACCTTTTCTATTTATAAAGAAGGTCCATAATATTTTCGCATCTGACTTGGTTATGTTTTGATAATTTAATTGTACAATCCATTTATTGAAAAGATTTTTACGTTTTCTTTGTTCTCTACCGCTATCCATTTTAGATACCATCGTATTATATACAGATGAAATTACCCTTGGATTTGAATATTCAACATCTGCATATGTCGGGAATAATGCCATTTAATTTTAATCCTCTTACTATCTTGATGCTTTCTTTAATGTGGATATTAATGATTTGTTACCCTTTTCTACCTGTGAAGTAACTGGAGCAATTATCGCTTGTGGATTTGATTTGCATAATTGTGCAAAACTCTTTGCATCAACAGCATTAATATTGATGGTATAATGATTACCACCACCTGACCCGCCATCTGACTTAACGCCTAACTTGCCATCTTCACCACGACTTAAAGGCATAACAGCTTCTGGTCCAGCTTCGCCCATTAACCCCATTCCATTTGCCATAGGGAATAGAGTAGGTCTGTTTACAACTCCACCGTTTGCAAATGCCATCAATCGACCACCACTAAATGCGCCACCATTTGCAGTATATGTTATCGGACCACTTCCACCCATTACAGGATTACCGCCGCCTCCAGCACCAGACACGGCACCACCGATACCAGCAACGATTTTCATAACCATCATTTGAGTAGCTATTTGCATCATTTGATCAATGATACCCTTTGCCATATCAATGAAAGCATCTTTGACAGATTTAGTGCCATCAATAATTGATGTTAATCCGTTGGTCATATTCTGAACAAATGACCCTGTAAATGTGTCGCCTAATGTATTGTAAAGTTTATTCGCTTCCTTATCTAAATCTTTCATTGATTCTTTTAATTGATCAAAGAATGGTTTCTGTTCTTCGCCATATCTATATCTTAAATTTCGTTTTGAATTATCTCTATTTTCTTCGATTTGTTTTTCTAAATCAGCATTCTCTTGTGCTAACTCTATTTGTTTATCGTAATATTGATTTAGTTGTTCAAGGTCGGATTCATAAAATTGTTCATTCGCTTCAAAGGAATCCACCTTTACGGTTTTCTGTAACTCTAATAGATCATCATACGCTCGCTTCTGTGCTTCAAATTGATCAAGCGCATATGCTGCTGCTTGTTCATTTGCATATGCAAGTAACTCTATCCTTTGTTGTAGTTCTTCCTCAGCAAGTTTCTTCGCTTCATCTGCAAGTTTCTTTTGTTCTTTTAATGCCTCTTCTTTTTCTTTTGCGATTTGATCTGCTGTTTTATATCCAGGAGCATTGATAGGAGGAATTAATCCCAATGGTGCTATAGAAGGTGGAACATTAAAATTGCTTGTATTACCATCGTCTTTTGTTCGATCAGCAAAAAATTGGCGGTGTTGATCTACCTTGCTTCTTGATTTATCCAACAAAGTTAATGATTTATTAATAAGTTCAATAATGGTTGTAAATACAGGTAATATATCTTCTTTTAATTTATTACTTAACTTAACCCACGATTTTTGAAAATCATCAACAGCGGTAGCAGCTTCTGTTGTCATAGTTGTGGATGTAGATTTTAATTTCTCTTCCAACTCTTCAATAACGCGGATAAGATCAACATTTGCTCGACCAAATATTTCTTGTGTGATTGCAACTTTATCGTTTTGATCTCTGACTTGTCCAAGTTGCACACCAATCATTTTCAGTTTATCAACAATATCTAATTTAGATATTCCATCCATTGAAATACCAAGAGCTTGAAATGCTTGTTCTAAAGGTTGTATTCCATCTTGTCTTGCATCATATAACCCTTTTTGTAATCTCTCTATTGACCCTGTTATTTGATCAAAACCAACACCTTCGCTTTCACCAGCCTGTTTTAATTTATCAAGGACTTCAACAGCGATACCAAGATTTTCACTTACATCTTTTAGAGCTGATGCATAATTTATAAACCCTTTGAATTGTTGCGCTAACAAACCAACCGCAGCAGTTACAACAGTAATAGCACCAGCAGCTTTTACAAATCCTGTTACACTTGTTGTTAAATTACCAAAGGAAGTTGTGGTGCTTTTTGTGCTCTTATCAATATTACCTAAATCATTTTGCATCTTTTTAGACGCATTATTAACAACTGCACTACCATCATCCTTTACTTTAAGCGTTAATGTTAAGTCCTTACTGGCCAATTATTTGTCCTCATTTGACTTTATATTAATATCATTAACTTCTTTGATTAATGATGTTTTCAATTCAATAGATTTTGACACAATAAACATGACTATATTTTGATATGATTCATAAAGCATATCTTTGTTGATCTTAATGCATTTCAACTCTTTACCTTCTTCGTCAATAACACCACTCCAATCTATTAGAATTTTATCAAATATATCTTTTATGTATTCATTATCTTGAAGTTTCATAATTTGATCGACGGATAATGGTTTTATATAAAATTTGAGTTCACAAGAATCTTGTGTATAATCAAACCATTTACCATCTAAAATATTTTTCTTAAGTTTTAACATTAATTGTTTTCCTCTATTTTCTTAGTTGATTCATTTATAGCTGTTGATAAAAACAGGATTAATAATTTGGTAAGGTCTTTTTGTTCGGTGGGATTGATGTTTTCGATTTTGAAGATTAGATCGATGCCGGTAGGATTTATCTTGCCGTCTGTAATTAATACACCTAAATAGTTTTCAACTAAACCGACCACATAATAATTCGAAGGGTCCAGCCTTACATATTCACGCGGACATCCTTTTAAGCAATTTGGTTTTAAGTTCTTTTTTTGACGCATTGAAATGCAAGTGTGGCAATCAATAACGTCTTTTCTATAAAGAAACTTCGCGTAGTCAGTTAAGTTTTTTTTTGCTCTACAAGATTACTATTGAATGAATTGATTTTCTCAAAAACATAAGTTACTAATTCAGAATCATAATCAAATATGAGTTTTTTATTTTCATCATTACATTCAAGATTTTTATTATCTTCGTCAACAAACCCTTTCCAAGCAGTTACACAATATTTGAATTGTTCAAGATTATATTCGGCAAATATCTTAACGTCTAATGATCGATAAATCATCCCACAAGATAACGGGAAAGGTCTAATATGCAGTTCAACATCATCTTTAAACTTAAACCATTTCCCTTTAGTGTTATCTATATTTAATTGTCTCAATTATTATCCTTCTGTTAATGTCCAGTTGCCAGAAACTGTGAAATTGAAAGCTACTGGAATAACAGCGCCCGGACTTGCTGATTTGTTTGAACTTGTTACCCAAACTTCTTCGCCAGTGTAATAATCTGTATCATCAATATATAGACGGAAATCTGTCAATGCAGTTCCGTTCTCATATGCAAGTTGAATTACGCTCTGTCCCGTCGAATCTTCGGTATTTAAGAAACCAGAGATAGAACCAGATACAGTTCTTGTTCCCAAACCATGAACTTTTTGATCAGTGTCGCCAAATATAGGCGCTGTAATTGCTGGTCTATTATCATCAAAGGACCAAGACGCCATATCAGCTACTAACAAATCCCCGATTTTTACAGAAGCATTGGTTCCGTTTTTTGTTGCCATCTTTTAGTTACTCCTAAAATTGTAATGTGTATTTTACAGTGAAATAAAACTCGGTTAATAGCAGTGGTATTGATCCACCACCTTTAAATTTTTTTGTTTCTTCTTCTAAATCTGTATCCGCTTTGAATGTCCAGTCAGTTCTAAGAAACTTTTTAATATCAAACTCAAAACGATCAATTATGCTTGTATCGTTAATTGTATTGTTACGCGCATGTAATCTAACTAATATTCTTAAATCTTGAACATATCTATTACCCATTAAAGCTTCTAATGTGTTGTCGCTTTCTTCCATGAAAAACATTGCAGGCATAGCTTTAAATTCATCTGGATTATATGCACCTTCTTTAATTTCAAGAATGTCCGTATAATAACCGTTGCTTTTAGACACTTTTTTCAAGTCAGATTTAAGCTTGTTTATAATTTCCCAAGATTTAGTTTCTTGCATATTTATTTAAGTGCCTCTTCTGTAATCTCTTTTTCAATAATGTCTTCCATCTTATCCATGCCTTCTTCGATAGCTGGTCCTAAGAATGGTCTTGCTGGCATTGTAACTTGTCGGGCGAATATCATTTGCGTAGTTTCAAATTTAAGAAACATTTTATTAACTGGTTTGATAGTTCCACCATATTCATGAATTGCAGCATATACCGCATTACTTGATAATGTTCCTTCAACTCCATCGCTGACTTGTTGAACATTGCTTGTAATTGTGTTTCTTAAATAACCAGTTCTGACTTTAAGATTACCAGCTTGTCCAAATGACTTTTTAGCTTTTGATTCAGCATAATACATAGCTTTTCTAACGCCGCTTAATAGAGACTTCTTGAATCTGTCAGGAAAGTTCTTTAGAAAATCAAGGGATTCTTTATCAAGTTTTAAGTTCAAACTAATCATTTAGATTACACCTACTGTTTTATATCTATTCAAGACTTCCTTTGTTGATTGCATTAAACCAGCTTCTTGATATGAAACAGAACCAGTCATGTTCATTGACTGTTGTAAAACTCCGATCATATGTCTTTTATTATAACTAACCGCCACTTCTTCTATGCACGATTGAACCAAGTCGCCGGGAATTGATGTATATCCACCGCTATAAACTATTTTAATGTTTTGATTGCCTTCTGAGAAACCCGCTTTACAAACTATATATTTGCCGCCGATAATTCTATAATCTACTGCATCGATAATTGAACCAGCACCCCAAATCCAGTCATAATCATCATGAATTGATGTAACTGAATTGATAGGAGTATGTTTTGGATATAAATAAATAGATCCATTACCATCATAATATTCTGTTAATGTTGATGCTTTAAATGATGTAATCCCGCAGTATTTTTCAAATTGATCAGTCTTTCGATTGATCAAGTCAGTTAATAGATCGCTAATAAATGAGGATGTTGGAATGGAACTATCTACATTCATCAAAAAGTATTCTTGAACTTGATCAAGTGTGCATAATGCGTTTGCAGATAGAATTGCCATTCAGTATTCCTCTAAACAAAAAGGGATTCCCAATCTCTTGAGAATCCCTTTACAGGTTTATTAATTAATTACAGATTAAGCAGTAACCATGTTCACAAAATGATCTGTGAAAACAGGAGCGCCAGCTAATCTTACAAAGAAGCCGAATAGAACCTGGTG